GCTGGGAATCTTGATAGGCATGTTTCCTATTATGGTGCGGACCCGGATATGGCGTATTCGGCGGTTTTCATCGACGGGCTGCAGCGTTATACGAAAAACGGATAACGCGCTATCGGATATGCGATTTCACTAGCAACGCAATATGCGACACGCCGATTTGACTTATTAGCCAACATCCGTAAAGTAGTTAAAGCTGCCTCAATGAAGGCAAGCCGACGCGGGGTGGAGCAGCTCGGTAGCTCGCTGGGCTCATAACCCAGAGGTCCATGGTTCAAATCCATGCCCCGCTACTGATTGACCGCCGTTCCCATCATCCGGGGCGGCGGTTTTTGCATATTCCAATGCCTTTGCAGGCGTCAAATTCGGATCAGTCAAATCATTAAGGCTCACGCCGAGATAATCCGACACTTTTGCCATATCTGCAAAAGACCAAGGATAGCCGGGTTTAAGCATCCGCGAAAAAGACTGAGGGAATTTCCCAAGCACCGCCGCTACATCTTTCTTCGGGATTCGCCGCACAGAAATAATCATGTTGATATTAGTTATCGCTATATCGCCGGCAGCCATATTTGCGGTGCCAGGCATTGCCATTGTTGTTGTCATGGTTCCATAATAAACACAGTTGATTACTTTTGCAACACGCCGAGAATTGCCAAACGTGCATATCAAGCTGTATGAATTAACATGTGAGTTTAGTTAGTGATGAAAGTGTTACGTCAGCAGTACGGAGACTACTGCGGCAAAATCATGTCAAACAGCGAGACCTTGCATCGTCCATAGGGATGCACGAACAAGTGCTTTCCAACAAGATGCACGGTTTGCGGCCATTTACGTTGCGCGATTTATCGCGTATTGCCGATTATTTCGATGTGAGCCTGGATTATCTGACCGGCCGCAGCGATTACACGAAACCATTGGAGGTGGCGTGATGGGGTCTCTGATTTTGTCTGTTGTCGCGTTGGTTGTTTCGATTGCCGCGCTTGTCTATTCGGAGTTTTAAATGTCTGGCTTCGGTGCTTTTATCGCGTCTTCCGGGTTGCGGTGGAATCGTCGGTGTGCGTTCCATCCCCGGACTCGTTCGGCAATCCGGTGTCGTGTCTGCCAGTCCTTGTCATTCCACCAGTCGTCTCGCATGTCGGCGGCCGGTATCGTCGCATACCCGCAATGCCGGAGCCTTGTTGGCGATTTTGTCCAATGCACGCATATTTCCGCGTCTTCTGGCAGCTCGTCCATTCCTTCGGGCGGCCATATCGCCAGTTTCACGTCTTCACCGTCGTTTGATATGCGTGGTATCAATGTGCGTTCGCCGATTCTCCACTGTTTCCCGCTGAGTTTTTCCCATTCGTATGCGCGGATTATGCAATTGTGGCCGAAGATTCTTACATCGAATCCGTCACCGTCACCGTCGTTGGTGAGCATGGCGAATCTCGGTTTACGCCCGCACCCATCGTCAATCGGAGGCGTGGCGTTCGGCACGGTGGTGACGATGTATGTGTTCATCCAGGATGCTTCAGGTCTGCGGCGAATCGTCCTGGCGAATGCGATGGCCGATCCCATAAGCGAGATGATCGCGATTATTTCGCTTAGCCCAATTTGCATATGTTCTTCCTTCCTTCGTCATCCAAGACGGCTGATGAATGTTGCAATCGAAAGCCTACGACGGAGGAAGGGATTTGACCATTCAACAATGAGAAAGGGGAATGGAGGAGTGACGAAATGAACGAGAAACGGAAGGCGAAATGGGTCGCGCAGACCCACAGCCTCGAGAACATGGCCGACATGATGAACCGCGAGATGCGACGAAGGTTCCGGATCAGGACGAACCGGTCGCTGGTGGACGGCGTTCTGGGCGACTTCGCGCTCGAGGACCTCGACAACAGCACGGAGTTCCGAACGCTCGCCTACCTCGACTACGAGGAGATGCGCGGCTACATGTACGGGATGCTGGAAAGCTACCGCCATTACAAGCCATTGATCATGGGGGCCATACATGCGTAAGTTCCTTCAGATCGTCGCGCTGGTGCTGATGTCCCCGTTCGTGTTACTCGTGCTCGGGATTACCATCTCCGTCGTCCGGTTGGGTGATTTCCTGTCCGACTGACGGCGTCCCATAACTGAATGCCATCGGCGTCGGTTCGACCGCAGGTTGCCGACGTGGCTGTTAAAGCATCCTGCCGCGCCTTGCCTAGCGTGTTACAAACACACCACGTGTGGCGTGGTGGTTGAAGCGTCCATAGCGGGGAGGCGTGCGGGTTTACAGCTATGGGCGTGTGGCGTGTTCCCAGGGACGAAAGCGGCACCATCGGCTGGCCACGGCCAGCGCTGCGCGTCCAGACCTTCGTCGCGGCATTGCGCCGCTGACCACATGCGACGGCCTTGGCACCATGCCGAAATGCTTCACATGCGGGAACCCTTTGGAATTCATGAGGCCTTTTGGCTTCCTGTTTTCCGCTATAGGGTTCCCCGCTCTAACCTCCTTCCATCCGAAATACACAAGACGTTTCATCCACAAGACTTATCCACTCACCTACTCACAGATTGGGGACAACATCATGGGCTATGCAGTTGATTACATTTCTACCGAGGAACGCAAACGCAGGAAGGTCAAGAAGAAGTATCGTCGTGAGCATGTGACCAGCAAGGCCATCCGTGCCAAGGACATGAAGAACGCGGTGAAATGGAATCTTCCGAAGCTGGAGTATGACACCACCGGCACGGACACCGTGGAGCGTTCCATCGTCATCAGGATTTTGAAGCTGGATCACATCAGCCCGACGACCGACGCGGACGGCGACCATGCCATGCAGCAGTTGATTAGCGAGGGCATCGTGCTCAAGCCGAAGCGTGTGGGTGGCCGTCGTGTCTTCGACCGTGCCGACCTGCTCCAGTCGTTGAAGGCGTGGTGCCACTGATGGGCCGTCGTTTCCTGTATGCGCGTGAGCTGGCCGAGTTCCTGGGCAAGTCCGGTCAGACGCTCTACATGTGGCGCAAGCAGGGCCGTGGGCCGAAGTGGTACATGTTGGAGGGCCGCGTGGTGTATCTCGTGGACGATGTGAACAAGTGGATGGGGAAGAGGCAATGAAGCGCAAGAGGGTGCCGCCGAACATGGCCGCGCAAGTGCTGCTCACGTTCGGCTCCGATTGTTGGCTGGACATGCCGGGATGCACGCACAGGGGCACGGAGACCATGGACCACGTGAAGCCTTACAGTCTCTACGGCCCGACCGTTCCGAGCAATCTTCGGCCGGCGTGCAAGCACTGCAATTCGTTGCGCGCGGATCGTGTGGTGTCCGGCTTCGGCGCGCAGGTCACGGCCGTGATAGGCCCGCCATGCGTGGGCAAGACCGCGTATGTGCGCGACCACATGGCGCCGGGCGATATCGTGGTGGACCCGTCGAGGCTGGCGGTCGCGTGCGTGGACGGCGGCAGCGAGGCGCACGCGCTGGCCGATACGTTGTGGGGCAGCGCGTACCGGCGTGTGTCCCGCATGGTCACGGCCAGGCATGTGTGGCTGGTGCGTGCGCTGCCGACGTCCCGCAACAGTCCGAACATGCTGGCCGAGTGGATCGCGTTGAACTATGACGTGGTGGTCCTGGACGCCGACGACCAGCTGTTGCGCGGGCGCATGGCCGAGTGCCGGCGTGGCCGTGAAGACGTGGAGCTGCTGAAGCGATGGCGCCGGCTCGGCATCACGCAAGCGAAGGTGGACGGGATGCTGGAGACGCGGCGCACGCAGCTTTCGCGGCTTCGCCTGATCGACGGCCCGTCTTCGCCGCCGGCCGTGTCGGCGCGGCCGCGATGGTAGCCGGTTTTTTAAACGGCCATGGTCAAGGGACACCCCGCGCCCACCGATTTCGTATCCCCAACCCAAATAAAAAAAGCCGCGCCGGCAAGGGCGCGGCGCTCCACCAATCGGCGGAATGAAGCCAGTTCCAGACAGTAACACCGATAGGCTAGGAGCGCAAATCATGGACGACAACGACAAGCAGATGACACTTCCGGGCATGGAGGACAGCGACGAGCTGACCAACCCGCTGACCAGCTCGACCAAGGAGCTCGTCACCGAGCTGTTGCAGGACGCCGCGCAGCTGACGCCGCAACGGCGCGCCCTGTGTACGCTGCTGCTCACGTGCGCCCGCACCATCGACCGCCTGTGTCGCAAGGGCCGCGACATCTCCCGCATGGTCACGAGCTACAACGAGACCATCGACCGGTTGCAGCCGTCCGAAACGTCCGCGAAGGCCGGCGACCTCGCGCAGCTGCTCAAGGACATGGCGCAGTGAGGCCGGCACCGGCGCGCCACGCGACCCCGCGCGACCCTTCGCGTGAGACGGACGGCGGCAAGGTGGCGCGCATCTCCGCCGCGTTGGGTCAGCCGCTGATCCCATGGCAACGCCAGGTAGCGGACGTGGCCGGTGAGCTGGACCCGGAAACGGGCACGTACTACTACGACCGCGTTATTGTGTCCGTTCAACGCCAGGCGGGCAAGACGACGATAAGCAAGGCCGAGCAGGTGCGTAACGCGCTGCTTGGACCCGACCGTGAGGTGTGGTATCTCGCGCAGACCGGTAAGGATAGCAACGAACAGTTTCGCAAGCTGATTAAAAGCGTGGTGCGCTCCCCTCTGGCGGCGCTGATCGACGGGAACCCGCGCATGAGCAACGGCAGCATGGCGCTGCCGCTCGTCAACGGCAGCACGTTGCGGCCGGGCAGCATGACCGAAAGCAGCGGCCACGGTTTCCAGGGCGATTTCATCAACCTCGATGAGGTGTGGGCGTTGTCGGCGCTCCAGGCCAAGCAGATTCTGGATGGCTTTATCCCGACGACGACCACGCGCATGAGGGCCACGGGCGTCCGTCCGCAATTGTGGATCACAAGCACGGAGGGCACGGCCGAAAGCGAGTATTACAACGCGCTTCTGGACCGGTGCCGTGCCGGCGACATCCCGAAACGTTGGGCGTTCTTCGATTGGGGGCTTGACCCCGCGAAGGACAGCGAGGACCTGGACGCCGTAGCCAGCGCGCACCCGGGTTGCGGCTACCTGTTCGACCGTCGGCAGCTCAAGGACTTTCGCGACCAGTTCGCGGACGACCCGGCCGGCTGGCGGCGCGCGTTCTGCAATCTCCGTGACACGTCCAGCACCGAACGCGTCTACCCCGCCGCCTTGTGGACGGAGACCGAGACCGCGCCGCTCGACCTGTCGGCGCTCGACCTGGACACGCTCGCGTTCGGCGTCGCGGTCGGCATGGAATCGGAATCGACCGCGATAGCCGCCGCGTGCCGGCGCGATGGCGTCACCGTCGTGCAGATCGTGGACGTGCTGCCGGGCACCGCCGGCGCGGCCGAACGGCTGGCCGACCTGCAATCACGGTATGGCGGCGCGCCGATAGCCATAGACCGGCGCGGCCCGTCCGCGCCGTTGGCCGACCGGTTGCATGAGGTCGCGGCGGACGGCACGCCGGAATACCGGTTGTCGGATATCGGCAACACGGAGATAGTCGCGGCCGGCGTGCTCATGCTTGACCGGCTCATGCAACGCCAGGTGTTGCACGTGCCTGATCCGGCGCTGGACGACGCTGCCGCCGTCGCGGTGCGCCGGTGGGTCGCCGACAGTTGGGTGCTGTCGCGCCGCAACAGCGAACAGGCGATTAACGCGCTTGAGGCCGCGCAACTCGCGGTCACCGCTTCGCTTCACGCGCAGCCGGCCGCGCCGTTGCAGATTTTCGGTTAGACGTTCTATGACGTTTTTAGACGTTCTGCGATGTTCTTATACGCCGGTTTCGGCGTGGCGCGCCGGCGGGCGGTTGAATCGGCCGCATGAGCTTCATTTCCCGCATCTCCAACACCGCCGCCCTGTTGCTTCGCGCGGCGCAGACGACGGACGACGTGGAGGAAGCGGACGCGCCGACATTGCCGCCGCGATTGTCCACGTCGCATGACCCGCTGGCGTTGTCCACCGTATTTCGCGGCGTGCAGATCATCGAGACGGCGGTCAGCAAGCTGCCGCTGATCCAGTACGCGCCGGACGGCTCGCGCATGCGGCCGAGCACGCTCATCACCCGGCCCGACCTGAACCGTAGCCGCCGCGACCTGTTCGGCGACCTCGTTTCCGCTCTCGCGTTGAACGGTAACGCGTTCCTGCTCAAGGTCGAGGCGGCCGGCGTGCTCGTGGGAGTGCGCAGTCTGCCACCCCAGCTCGTGACCGTCACTGACCTGAACATGGACCCGGCTAACCCGCGCTTGCGCTACTCGTACCGTGGCGTGGACTACGGCGCCGACCGCATCGTGCATCTGAAGCTGTTGAACGTGGCCGGCCGTTTGCGCGGCATGGGCCCTATCAGCGCGGCCCGCGAGGAGATCGAGGGAGCGCAGGACACTCGCGCCTACGCATCGAACTGGTTGGACAACACGGCGCGGCCCGCCGGCATCCTGAAAAGCGACCAGATATTAAGCGACCAAGACGCGAGGACCGCTAGCGAACGGTGGGCGAAGGGCGGCGCCGGCGGCGTGCGCGTGCTCGGCAAGGGCCTGGACTACACGCCGTTGGCGTTGAGCCCCGAAGACCTGCAATTCATCGAGTCCCAGCAGTTCAACACCACGCAGATAGCCCGCCTGTTGGGCATCCCGGCGTCGTTGATGCTCGCGAAGGTGGAAGGCACTTCGCTGACCTACTCGAACATCGAGCAAGAGTGGCTCACGTTCGCGGAATACACTTTGTCGGCCTACGCTGACGAGATTTGCGAGGCCCTCACGTCGCTGCTGCCTGAGGGGCAATGGTGCATGCCCGACTGGGATTCGTTGCATCGTTCCGACACGAACACCCGTTACAGCGCCTACCAGACCGCCATATCCGCCGGATTCATGACGGTGGACGAGGCGCGCGCCCGTGAGGGATGGGCGCCGATCAACCAGACCACACCGCAGGAGGTCACATTATGAGCGAAGAGGTACGCACCATCACCGTGAAGGGCATCGAGCTACGCGAGGACCAGGGCGACGGTACCCGCATCGAGGGCATCGCCGTGCCGTTCGGCCAACGCATCGGATTGTGGCGCGGCGCGGCCGAGGAGTTCGCGCCGGATTGCGATTTCGGCGACACGACACGCACCAAGTTGAGCCGTGACCACGGCCGTCTCATCGGCAAGGTCACGAACGCGACGCGCGAGGCCGACGGATTGCACATCACCGCGTCAATCAGCGACACGGCCGAGGGTCGCGACGCCGTGCAGCTGATCCGCGACGGCGTGCTTGATTCGTTCAGCGTGGGCTTCATGCCCGTGACCACCGACAAGCGCACCGAGGGCGACACGAGCGTGTACGTGCGGCGCGCCGTGAAACTGCTTGAGGTCGCCGTCACCGGCATACCCGCGTACACGGGCGCGGCCATCACCGGCCAACGGGACCAGGAACACGTCAACCAGGAAACCGACACCAAGGAGGAAACAGTGGAAAACGAACAGCAGCCGGCGACGGAATCGCGTTTCGACCAGCTCGAAATGCAGATCCGTTCGCTCGCGGACACCATCGGCCGGCAGAAGCCGGACCCGCCGCACGTCATCGGTGGCCAATACCGTTCGGCCGGCGAGTTCGCGAAGGCGCTTGCGGCCGGCGACGACACCGCGTATGAGTTCATGCGCGAGGCCCGCGACCTGATTTCCAGCTCCGACACGAACAACACTAACGAGTGGGTCGCCGACCAGATCAAGCTCATCCAGTCGCGCCGTAGCGTCGCGAACCTGTTCCAGCATGCCGCGCTGCCGGCCACCGGCATGACGCTGGAATATCTCAAGCTCGGCTCTAACACGCTGAAGGTGGCCGAACAGACGGCCGAGGGCGAGGCCCTGACCACCGGCAAAATCACGCTCACGAGCGCGACCGCCGCCGTGAAGACCTATGGAGGTTACGCGCCGCTGTCGCGCCAGGTCATCGAACGCAGCAACACGCCCGCGCTCGATACCGCGCTCCGCGCGCTCACCATCGCTTACAGCAACGCGGTGGAGGCGGCGGCCCGCGCGCAGCTGACTGCCGCCATCACCGGCGCCGCAGCGAACAAGCTGGAGACGCCGGCGGCCGTGAGCGCGCTCACCGCCGACCAGTGGATTACCGTCATCATCAACGCGGCCGAGGCGGCGGACGGCCGAGGCGCGCAGCTCGGCACGCTCGCGGTCAGCAAGGACGTATTTGACAAGATGGCGAAGATCACGCGCAGCGGCGACGCGCTCATGGACGTTTCCGGCGAGGGCGTGGACAAGCTCGGCAGCCTGAGCCTTACCGGCATCACCGGCCGCATGCTGTCCGTCCCCGTGCAGATGGTGCCGGGTGCCGCCGCGAACACGGCCGCGTTCATCGACCCGACCGCGTTGCAGATGTGGGAGGCCGGCGGCCCGTTCCAGCTCCAGCAGGACGACACCACGAAACTGCTTTCCAATTACAGCGTGTACGGTTACGCGGCGTTCGCGACCGTGTTCACCGGCGGCGTCATGCCGTTGGGTCCGAAGGCCACCGCCTGAGTAGGCGCACATGGACCAGTTGCATGACAAGTTCCTGTCGATGATGAACGTCATCGGCAGCGACGACGAGACGCGCGCCGACGACTGTCTGGCGACGGCGCGCGCCTACCTGTCGACGAACCTGGGCGAGACGTGGGACACGGTGCCCGACCTGATCCAGTCCGATTGCGTGCTGGCGGTCGCCGCCGACCTGTTCAACCAGAAGGACGCGCGCAACGGCGTGATGAACGTGGACAGCGACGCCATCGAACCGTTCCGCGTCTCCGCCGACCCGTTGCGCGCCGCCTGGCCGAAGCTCCGCGCCGCCGGCGTGCTCGCGGGAATGGGGATTGCATGACAAACACCATCACCGGCAAGATCGACGCGCTCATGGAACAGGTGGCCGGCGCGTGCGGCGACCTCGTGGAACACGTCACCATCGACGAGACCGAGGTGAAGCCGCCACGCGGCAAGGTCTGCGTATGGGTCAAACCCCCCGAAGTGGCATGGCCCTACGCGGGCGCGGAAAACGAACTATCGGTGCGGCTCGTGTTCGTCGCCGGCAGTCCCTGGGCGCAGGCGTCCGCGCTGCCGCTGCTACTGGCCGCGATGGACCGGCTCGCGGCGTCCGCGCTGCCTGTCACATCGGCCGAGCCCGTCGGCTTCACGCGTGGAGACGCGACGCTCGCGGCCTACCAGATCACACTCAATGAAATCTAACGAAAGGAACAACCATCATGGCGGACAAAATCCGTACCCTGGGACCGGGAAGCCTGGTCATCGGCTCCTCAGACGACCAGTACAAGCTGGACGTCGATTGCACGAGCGTGGAACTGTCGCCGGACAATTCCAGCGAGGACCCCGACACGTACCTGGACGGCCACGAGGAGGGCGGCGCGCTCAGCACGTCGTGGAAGCTGTCGGGAAGCATCGGCGAGGACTTCAGCATGAACGGCGCGCAGGTGTATTGCCTGAACAATGCGGGCGAGACCAAGCCCGCGAAGTTCATCCCGAACACGTCCGGCGCGCTCCAGCTCGACATGACCGTGACCATAGCGCCAATCGCGTTCGGCGGTGACGTGAAGACGAAGAACAAGAAGGATTTCGAGTTCTCCGCCACCGGCGTGAAGGCCAGCGCGTACACGAAGCCGAGCGCCTGAACATGGCGGACAAGGCCCTGTACGTCGTCGGCCAGAAGCGTTTCGTTCAGACCATGCGCAAGGCCGGCGCGGATATGCAGGAGCTCAAGGAAGTCAACCGCAGGGCCGCCGACATCGCAAAACCCGAGGCGGTGGCCCGCGCGCCACGCGGCAAGACCGGCAGACTGGCCGGTTCCATCCGCGCCGGCGCCACGCAGAAGGCCGGTATCATCCGCGCCGGCCGCAAGACCGTGCCGTATGCGGGCCCGATCAATTACGGCTGGCCGGCGCGCAACATCAGACCGAGAACGTTCGTGAACGACGCCGTGGCATCGACAGAGAGCCAATGGGCGAAGGAATACGAAACGTTCGTGAAGAAGACCATGAACCAGATCAAGGGAGCCTAGATCATGCGAAGCACAGCGAAAGTCACGTACACCGACGGGCATGTGGACGAAGCGCCGTTGACGCCGCGCGTCATCACGTCGGCGGAGGAGCACGCGCAGAAGGAGGGATGGGCGCCGGGCGAGGCATCCAAGATTCGCCAGTCGTACTACATGGCGTATCTGGCGCAACGATACGCGGGCAACACCACCATGCCTTACGCGCAGTGGCTGGAAGAGGTGGACGACATCGACGTGGAGACGCCGACCGCTGAAAACCCTACCGTCTAGCCGAGTGGCCCGACGATTCGCTGGGCATGCTGTCGTTCCTGCTCGCGGACCGTTTCGGCGGCACGCCGTGGGCATGGAGGCATGAGGCCAGCGAACTCGATTGGGGCACCGGCATGAGGTTATTGCAGGACGAGATAGAACACATGGAGGAGGTGGACCGTGGGTAAAAGCGCCATCATGAGCGTGCGGATCACTGGCAACAGCGACGACGCGGTGAAGGCATTGTCCAAGGTCACGGCCAAGGCCAGCGCGTTCGGCACGTTCATGGGCGGCGCGGCGCTCAAGGGCGTTTCCGCGTTGTGGGACACGCTCAAGGGCTTCACCAGCGCGGTCATGGACATGTCCGATTCCACGGACAAGTTCAAAAACACCATGAATTTCGCCGGCTTCGACACGAGCGCCGTGGAGGCCGCGACGAAGGCCACGCGCGAATACGCCGACAAAACCGTCTACGACCTGACCACCGTGCAGAACACCACGGCGCAGCTCGCGGCCAACGGCATCCAGGATTACGTCGGACTCACCGAAGCCGCCGGCAACCTGAACGCCGTGGCCGGCGGCAACGCCGAAACGTTCAAAAGCGTCGCCATGGTCATGACGCAGACCGCCGGCGCGGGGAAATTGACGACCGAGAACTGGAACCAGCTGACAGACGCCATACCGGGCGCGGCCGGCAAGCTCCAGGAAGCCATGCTGAACGCGGGCGCGTACACGGGCAATTTCCGCGAGGCCATGGAAAAAGGCGAGATCACGGCCGACGAGTTCAACAAGGCCATCATGGACCTGGGCATGACCGACGTCGCCAAGGAAGCGGCCACGAGCACGCAGACCATGGAAGGCGCGCTGGGCAATCTTGAGGCCGCAGTAACCGGCGGATTGACGGACGCTTTCAATCTGTTCAAACCGGCCGTGACCAGCGCCATGACCGTGGCCGCCGACAAGATCAGCGCGTTCAGCGGCAAGGCGACGACCGGATTGCAGGGCGTGATAAAGCTCGTGCGTGACGGTGATTTCAGCAGCGAATTGCGCGAAGCGTTCAACATCGATGAAGACAGTCCCGTCGTTGATTTCCTGCTCACCATCCGCGACAACGCGGTGAGCGCGTTCGATACGGCGAAGCAGAAGGCCGGCGAGTTCGTGGCCGCATTCCAGAACACCGGCCCGATGCAGGCCGCTGCGGACATCTTCGGCGCGGTGTGGGAGGCGTGCAAGAACCTCGCCGGCGCGGCCGGTGACGTCATCGGCCAGTTCACGCCGTTGGCGGATTCTATGGGCGGCGCGTCCGGCGCCGGCCAGGCGTTGGGTGACGCATTCAACGGCGCTGCCGATATCGTCGGCATGGTTTCGGACAAGCTCACGGCGTTCAGCGACTGGGTATCCGAGCATGCGGAACCCGTCGCGTCCGCGCTTGTGGGCATCGCGGCGGGTTTCGCCGCGTTCAAGGTCGCTTCGGCCATCAGCGCCGTCGTGTCCGCGTTGCAGGGATTCAGCGTGGCGACCACGGCTGCTTCTGTGGCGCAGTGGGCCATGAACGCGGCCATGAACGCGAACCCCATCGTCATCGTCATCACCGCGATAGCCGCGCTGGTGGCGGCTCTCGTCTACTTCTTCACGCAGACCGAGACCGGCCGTCAGATATGGGCGTCGTTCACATCATGGCTGGGATCGTGCGTGGGCAACATCGTGGGATTCTTCCAGGCGTTGCCGGGCAAGATTGGCGGCTTCTTCCAGTCGGCAGCGCAGTTCGCGACCGACAAGTGGGATGCAGTCGTGGCGTGGTTCAAGGGCATTCCGGGACGTATCACCGGCGCGATAGGCAATGTGGGGCACCTGCTGTACAACGCCGGCGCATCGATCATCAGCGGTTTCCTTGACGGTCTGAAAAGCATGTGGGATTCCGTGACGGGCTGGATTTCCGGCATCGGCGACTGGATAACCGAGCACAAGGGACCGCCGGAATACGACGCCGTGATGCTCGTCAATAACGGCCGTCTCATCATGCAGGGCTTCGCCAAGGGCTTGCGCAGCGGTTTCGACACCGACGTGCGGCGCACCATCTCACGGATCAACGGCCGTATGGGAGGGCTCAGCCTGGACGCCGGCATGAACGGCGGCACGGTGGGCGGAACCGTGGTGAACGTCACGTTCAACGCTCCGGTGGACCGTGAGGGCGTGGCGCGCGAGATCAGGAAGATTCTCGGCGATTACGACAGGAAGCGGGGCAACTAGTGCAGCAGTGTTTCATGTTCCTGGACTGGGGCGACGGCTGGAAGTCCGTCAACGACCATGCCGAGGACGTGGCCGCGTTGGCCGGCTTCAGCATCCAGTGGGGCACCGATGACCTCGCCGAACAGCCCGAACCGTCGGTGATGTCGTTCACCTTGCGGGATCGTACCGGGTGGCTCACCGGCCGCGCGCTCACATTGGCCGGGGCCCGCGTGCTCGTGCAGATCAGCGAACAGCCCACGTGGGGCATGCTCCGAGACGATATGGGCCCATGGTCGGCGCAGCATATGCGAGTGGAAGCGATGCACCAGGCTTACACGCCCGGCCTGCCTTCCAGCACGTCCAGCACGGCAATCACCCTGTTCGACGGACTGGTGCAGAACGGCGGCGACGCGCGACCGCATGGCGACGGATGGCTGCTGGAATTGAGCGCCAGCGGTCGCATGATCCTGTGGAAGAGATTGCAGAAGCAGGGGCCAACGTCATCCGACGCCAGGTATGCGGGACTGCATTGGGTCGCCGGCATGAGCGGCCGTGTGGAAGAGCTCAACCGGCGCGCCGCCGACGCCGACGCTCCCCTGGTCTCCGTATCCGGTTTGACCTCCACCGATTCCATGGCGGCCTATAAGACCGACGATTATCCGTCCCAACTGGATTTGCTGCATCGCACGTTCGCGCATGAGAGCATGTGGCCCATCTGGTACGAATACCCGGATCGTGCGGTGAGCCGTCTGGATTACATGCCGTTCGGCGTTCCCGTGACGCTCGGCGTCGATACCGTGGGACGGTTCACCGTGACCGACTGGACCGGAGAGACGCTGGACGGTTTGGACGCTGCCGAAATCATCATCGATGACGAACAGACGCTGACCATCCCGGAACCCGTCACGCAGTTCGTCATCCAGGGCAAGACCGCGAAGGCAAGCGACGGCGTGCTTGAGTTCGACCAGCACGACACCGAGCTATCCGACCTCGGCACGCTGCCGGCCAACCTGAAAACCACCCAGTCAAGCGTCACCGTTGAAGCCGACGTGGTTTCAGCGGACGAAAGCGGCGGAGTGTGGACCCGCGCAGGCGGCACCGTATGGACGCCTGGCGACGATGAACGCGCGGCGTTCTCCCGTCTGCTCGTCACGGTTGACCGGCGATTGCGGCCGGAGACCATCGTGTTCGACAGCCGCAGGCTCGACCCAGCAACGCACGCGCGCCTGTATCTCACCGCCAGCAGCGGCCCGCTGGTCATCCAGGGAGCCACGTCGTCACGGCTCGCCGGCGACGACGGAAACCCGGCGGCATCCGGCGCGTGGGCAAGCATCGGCGGCACGCTCACCTACCAGTGGAGGAGCGGCCGGCCACTGCTCCGCAACGAGGTGACGTTATGGCCGCTGCCAGTCGCCGCAGCTGCCGCGACCACCTGGGCAAGCATGGGCGCATGGCCCGCCACGTGGAGTCAATGCGCACTCACCCTCGCCGAACTATCCCTCGTCGACACCTATCAGCAACCAACCACCATCACGGAGGAACCATGAAAACCACACCGATCTATGGCCTGCCCTACATCGAGGCCGGCGACCTCGTGTCAAGCGCGCCCGCCCAGTTCAAGACCATGGCCGAGGGCTTCGAGAACGCACTCAACGAGGTGGACAGCCGCAACACCCCGGCCGGCGTGAAACCCGCCATAGCCACCACCTTGGAAACATTGGCCAGCATCACCGGCGTGACCGGCCAACCAGGTTTCGTCACCGGCGGCAACGACGACAACGGCCCATACGTGTGGGACGGGACCCAATGGGTCAAGACCAGGAACGCCGACCAGCCATGGAACGGCGTATGGAGACTCAACTCAGAGATCTACACCGGCCGCAAATGGGTCGATGGCCGGAGAATCTACATGCAGGTAAGGGAATACAAGAATCTGGCGAACAATTCCAGAACATCACCGGGCATCAGCAACATGTATACGCTGCTGGATGCACACGTCATCACACAGGGCAAGAACGGCTCCATGCAGCCATACCTTGCGACAGACACCTACTGGCATTCGGAAGTCACGGTCACACCGAGCGAGATCATCGTGCGCAAAGGCTCGTCGAACACGGCCGCCATCAACGTCTGGATCGTCTTCATCTACACCGCGGGCGACCCGGCATGACCGAATCGATAATCAGCGCACTCATCGGCACGGGAGGCGTGGCCGTAGGCGCGTGCGTCCAGTTCGTGGCCACATGGGCGAAGACACGCAGCGACAAGGACACCGACGCCAGCCGCCTGCTCATCGAGGCGCAACGCCAACTCGACCAAAGCGCCCGAGACCGACAGCTCCTGTGGTTGTGGAACAGGGAACTTGTGGACGCGATATGGCGGCGCGCGCCTCCACCGCCACCGAGCGCGCCCGACGGGCTCTTCCAGGACAACGACGACGGAAAGGAATAAGCATGCGATGAGCATCACATGGATAGGCAGCCCCAACCACTACGCGGGGCGAAGGGGATACCGCGTCACACGCATCACCCTTCACATCATGGCCGGCTGGCTCGCCGGCACCGACAACATCTTCCAGCGTGCCTCATACCAGGCATCAAGCACCTACGGCATCGGCGGCAACGGGGAGACCCACCAGTACGTCGCCGAGACGGATGCCGCATGGGCGGACGGCAGCTACACAAGCAACTGCCAGACCATCAGCATCGAGCACCAGGGCGGACTCGACTTCATCCCATGCACCCAGGCATGCCTCGACGCCAGCGCCCGCCTATGCGCGGACATCGCCCGCCGGTACGGGTTCGGCAAGCTGGAACGCGGCAGGAACATATTCCTGCACCGGGACGTGCCTCCATACGCGCACCCGGCCTGCCCGGACCTGTGCCCGAACGGGCTCAACTGGCGGTACATCATCAACAAAGCAAACCAAATCAACGGATACGGAGACATCGACATGGCAACAGCAGCCGAAATATGGGGATACAACTACAACAAGAGCGCGTTGGGCGGCAACATGTACAACGCCATCAACTACGAACTGCCCGGCCGTATCAGCGACGTGAAGAAAGCCGTCACTGCCCTGCAGGCAACCGTCGCGGCCCAGCAGCGGCAGATCGACAAGCTCACCACGGCGCTCGGCAGCAACCCCGAGGACATCGCCGACAGGACCGCCAAGGCCGTCAGCGACAAAATCGACAAACTCGTCATCACCATGACCGCACAGGAGAAGGACACCGCCAAATGAGCGCCGACATGCAACAGCCCACCAGCGAGCAGATGCTCGCCGCCGAGAACAACACCATCACCACGGACACGAACACACCAGGCGTGGCCGACCACAAAGCCGCCGCGCAGATCGACGCAAGCAAGGGATACACCCCCGTGTTCAGCGAGACCATCCGAACGGTGATCTACGTCGTCGGCCTCGCCGCCGTACTCGCGGGTGGAGGCGTCGCCCTCGCGGGCCACGCCGACATCGGCGAATACATCATCTTCGCGGGCGGCGTGCTCACCGGCGGTTTCGGCGTCGCCTACAACCCTCTACGCATGGCCGGCAAATAATCTAGCCGGCCAACGTCACCGCGTCCAGGCCGACGCGCAGCCGGCTATCCGGCATCGCCACGTAGATTTGCGTGGTCTCCACGCTGCTATGTCCCAGCAGCTTCGAGACCAGCAGCAGATCGTGCGTGGTCTCGTACATGCGCGTGGCGTACCGGTGGCGCAGCGAGTGCGGCCCCCAACCGTCCGGCAGCAGCCGTGTGAGGTGGCGGGACACATACGATTTTTCGACGTGTCCCCGCCACCGGCCGGGGAACAGCCAACCGGGCGCGGCCGTTATCCGCTTCGCCAGGTCTTCGCTTATGGGCACTATGCGCTGTTTGTCGCCCTTGCCCCGCACTATCAGCGACGGGCCGGCGTCGCCTTCCAGCACGTCGCGCGAGTGGACGGCCGCGATTTCGGACAGTCTCAACCCGGCTTCGGCACCAAGGCGCAGCATGAGCCGTTCCACATCGTTCGCGGCGCACATGGCGGCGTATATGTGCGCGTCGGGGCACGGGCGGGGATGCGGCCGCGTCTTGCGCACCTTCGGCAGCGCGACCGCCGGATCGTCCGCGCGCCGGCCCGTGGCATGCAGCCACCGGAAAAAACCGACGAGCGTATTCCGATAGCCCTTGCGCGTCTCCGCCTTCCAGGACTGCGAGGCCGTCCAATGCACTAGATCCTCTGACGTCACGTCATAGGGCGATTTATCCAGGCACCGCGCCGCGTGCCCTATCTTGCACCGCCGCGTGTTGATCGTGTCCTGACTGAGACCCGCCGCCGTGAGCGATTCGAGCCATAGGGTGATTTCGTCCCGCCACTGAGCAGGGGGCAGCTTTTTGTGCATACTCACGGCCGGCATCCTTGGCGGCCGGCGGCATTACGCCGCTAGGATAAAATCAAATAATCGGGCTTCATGGATTTGAACCGTGGACCTCTGGGCAACAACGTTACCAGAGGTCCACGGTTCAAATCCATGCCCCGCTACCAATTGAAACCGGAAACCTTTTGGTTTCCGGTTTTTTGTTTTCC